GACAAGATTGATACATGACATCACGGCAAAGAAGATCGTACTGGAGGAGATGGCATCAGCTTCTAAAGAAGCATGAGGATGAAGGTCTGCCCAAGGTTCAGCGTGCTCTCACCAAGCAGGCCGAGCAGTTCATTGCCAAGGCTGAAGAGATAGGCTTTGACCGTGCTTTTCAGCAGTTCACGCTGCTCGATGAGAACCTTCTGAATGTCATCAACAAGCTGCACAAATCGGTCGCGATGGAGTTTGGTAGGCTGACCAATCAGCAACTTAAGAAAGGGCAGAAGGTCTCATTCTTCAACGCAAACTTCCTGCTGACCATCACCGAACTACTCACAAAGCAGGCACTCGATCTGCTCTCACTGATCGAGCAAACGACTAAAGACCGGATCCTGAACATCCTCGTTCAGAGCACCGCCGAGAGATGGGGCTTCGCAGAGATTGCCCGGCGCATCACTCCTGAAGTGGCATCTCCGGCAAGGGCGTTGACCATCACCAGAACAGAGAGCAACCGAGCCGCCAACCTTGCCGCCATCGAAGCGGCCAGGCTACAAGACTACGAGGTGACAAAGGAGTGGATCAGCGTGATGGACTTCCGGACACGCCGGTTCAGTGAAAAAGACCAATACGACCATGCCCAGCTCGATGGCAGGGTGGTTGAACTCGATCAGCCATTCACGCAGCTTGGTCGCACCAACGGCATCACGGCATCCGCTGACTACCCACTCGACCCGGCAGCTCCTGCCGCTTTTACGATAAATTGCAGGTGCGTTCTCGGATTTGAGAACAAGCGGGACGCACAAGGCAGACTAATACCAAAAAGACGATAGCAATGCCAGTCGAACAATGTAGCAACGGAAAATATCGCATCGGAGATGGTGAGTGTGTGTATAACACCGAACGAGCGGCGAACCGGGCATACCAAGCCTACCTTGCCATCGAGGCGAGCGAGGCTGACGATGACGATGACGATGATGATGACGATGACATGAAGGGCATCGTCAATGCCATCATGCACAAGGAAGAGACCTACAACGACTACCCAGAGGCGGCCACCAACAACGCCAAGCGAGCACTGAAGTACAAGGAGGAGAATGGTTCATCGTGCGGCACACCGGTCGGATGGACACGCGCCAATCAGCTCGCCAACCGAGAGCGCATCAGCCGTGACACCATCGCTCGGATGGCATCCTTCAAGCGTCACCAGCAGAACAAGGATGTGCCATACTCCGAAGGCTGCGGAGGGTTGATGTGGGATGCCTGGGGCGGTGATGCAGGGGTTGATTGGGCAATTCGTAAATTGCAGCAGATTGACGAGAAAAATACAAGCATGATCTACGGTTACAAACGAATGACGCAGGATGTGAAGGATGTCGATGCCAAGAAGGGCATTGTCACCGGATACTTCTCTGCATTCAACATAAAAGACTCTGACGGTGATATCATCGTTCCCGGTGCCTTTCAGAAGTCACTAAATGAATGGTTCCCGAAGGGACGCATCAAGCACCTTCTGAACCATGACCCACGCCAACCGCTGGGCAAGATCAATGAGCTGAAGGAAGATAGCTACGGTCTCTACTACGAAAGTCAGATCGGCACACATACGCTTGGCCGCGACTTCATCAAGATGGTCGAGAGTGACCTCGTAAAAGAGCACTCCATCGGATTCAACGTGAAGGGCAGCAGAAAGGGTAAGGATGCCACTGAACTCTATGACGTAGTTTTGTATGAAGGAAGTTCTTTGACGAGCTGGGGCGCAAATGAATACACGCCTATGCTCGGACTGAAATCAATGGATGCAAGGATCGAAAGAGTCAAGAAACTTGAGAAGTTCATCAAGCACACTGATGCGACAGATGAAACCATCGAACTCTTGATGCTTGAGATCAAGCAGCTGAATCAACTCATCGAAGATTTGAGTAGCAAGTCGGCAGTCGTAGAGACACCGGCCGAGCCAAAAGTCGAGGTCGATGTAGCTAAAAATGCTGCCAATGCACTCGATATTTTGATACTCAAACATTTTTAAACAATTTTTACAATCGTACCAAAATGGAAGTAAAAGACATCGTCAGCGCGCTCGATCCGAAGCTCGCTGAAATCAAATCCCAGGTCAGCGCGGAAGTCGCTGCAATGGAAGTTAAGCATGCTGCCACTGTTGCGCAGCTGAACGAAGATGCGCAGAAGAAGGGCGAGACCCTCGGTGAACTCCGCGAGAAGATCAACGGCCTGATTGCCGCCAATGGCAAGATCAAATCCGAGATGGAAAATGACGCTTTCGGTGGTGACCGTCAGAAGTCATTGAAGGCTGGCATCATGGACATCGTGGCTGCCAACTTTGACGCCATCAAATCCGAGACTCCGTTCAACTCCTCCAAGGCAGTCGGCGCAATGACACTCGGCAACAACCTGACCGGCACCTCGCAGATCAGCTACACCGACAACCCAATCCTGCGCTCGTTCTTCAGCCCGCACCTGTACAACATCTTCCGCATCATCCCGACTGCCACCGGCAACGTTAGTTTCCCCCGTGGGAACGCTGCCATCGGTGAGGGTTCATTCGGAACGCAGACAGAAGGATCAGCGAAAGCCCAGGTCGATTATGATGTAACAATGGTCAACACCAGCGTTCCCTTCGTGGCCGGTTACGCAAGAGTGAGCCGTCAGATGCTGCAAGACCTTCCCTTCCTTCAGGCATATCTCTCCCAGAGCCTGCTTGAAGACTGGAATCGTTCTATCAACAACAGCTTCATGTCAACGATCACCGCATCTGCAACCGCCGGCAGCACCTCTGCCACTCCGGTCGCTGAAAGGATCATCGACTACACTGCCCAACACCTCGCTCTCGGTCTCGGTCAGCCCAACGTGATCCTGACCACGCATGCAGTGTGGGCAAGCGTTCTGAAGACCCAGCCTACGAACGGAAGCTACGGTGTACCGGGCGGCATCACGATCGGTGCACAAGGGGAGACTCGCATCGTGGGCATACCTCTTGTTCCTCACTCTCAAATCGTGAGCGGCAAGATTTATGTCATGAACACGGATGCGTTCGCCATTGCTCAAGCCTCCGGCCTCGCTGTTCGTAGCAGTGAGACCAATGAGGACGATTTCATCAAGAACCTGGTGACCTACCGCGCTGAAGCCCGTGTAGCTCTGCTTTCCTTCCAGCCGACTGCGGCTATCTACGGAAGCGCGAGCTGATCCGACCTCTGATAAATACAAAGGGAGTGAGGCCAAGTGCCTTGCTCCCTTCTTTGCTTAACAACTAAACACACACACCATGCCAATCGGCTCTTACTCTTCCTTCCGCGACATCATGCGTCAGGTGCTGATGCACTCCCCAAAGACCATCCTCGACCTCGGCATTGGGCATGGCATCAATGGTGCAGGCATCCGCAACTGGCTTGATGTAGGCGTAAAAGAAAATTACAGCAATACTTGCATCATAGGCGTGGAAGGCTTCTACGACTACCACTCCCCTCTTTGGCTTTGTTATGACAAGGTTCACCACTGTACAATTCAGCAATATTTGCAGTCAAGTGATTTGAAGTACGACTGCGTGCTCATGACCGATGTGCTTGAGCACTTCGACAAGGATGAAGGCAATGCAGTGGTAAGCAAGATCGTGAACGATGTGCTGAATCCCGGCGGCATCCTCCTCATCAGCACTCCCGCCGTATGGATCGAGCAGGGCGCAGCTTACGGGAACGAGCTTGAGACACATCGCAGTCTATGGCACTTCACTGACTTTATAGGCATGCAGGGAGTGGAGATCATCAAAGATGGCCGTGAAGATGATATGGGATATATGATGTTGGTCGTGAAAATTACCAAGCCATGAAACTGCTCAACTCCATCCACCTCTACCCACCGCAACACACATGTGGTGCGGAGTACATGGCGCACTGGATCAACAAGGATGTCAAGGCCAATGGCGGTGATGTTCGTGTGCTTCTGCATCAAGCCAATCATTACCGCATCAATTCGATGTACACATACGATGGCATTGATGTCTTCCCGCCGGAGGAGATGGTCATCGAGCGACTGCTCACATGGTCGGATGCCATCATGACTCATCTTGATTATACCGACTGGAGCATCGGCATCGCGCAAGTGTTCAAGCGTCCGCTCTTCCACCTCATTCACAACACCAGCACATACCAGCGGATTGTTTGGGCTGAAGATCCGCAATACATCATCTACAACAGCGAGTGGGCAAAAGCACAGCTCAACTACGAGCACCCGAGCATCGTGGTCACTCCCCCATGCGATTGGAGGCACTACGACACAAATGTTGACCCATCGTACAACGAAGCCATCACGCTAATCAACCTGGACGAGAACAAGGGCGGCCACATCCTTCGGCAGATCGCGGAAGCACTCCCGCACCGCAAGTTCATCGGTGTGATGGGCAGTTACTCGGAGCCAGCCGACAAAGGTCAGCACACGAACCAACCGCCAAACGTGACCGTGCTGCCAAAGACTCCCACAATCAAGGATGTCTACGCCAAGACGCGCATACTCATCATGCCTTCCAAGTACGAGTCATGGGGCAGGACTGCAACTGAAGCCATGTGCTCCGGCATTCCGGTCATAAGCAGTGGTACTCCGGGACTTCGGGAGAATTGCGGAAAGGCAGGGCTTTACTTTGACAGAGAAGAAGTCAAGCTATGGGTTGACCAGATTGAGAAACTTTTTAACCCGAAAGCATACGAGAAAGCAAGCAAAGCGGCCAAGATTCGCAGCCGTGAACTCGACCCAATGGCATCCTTGGAGAGACTTCGTAACTTTATGCGTCAGTCGATCACTGACCATAAACGACAAGCATGAACCTTCTCATCGATACAGAGATAGTGCAGGACTATACCACCGAGCCGGTGAGTGTAGCCGAGGCCAAGACTTACATGAAAATAGCGTTCAGCGATGATGACACGCTCATAGGTTCGCTGATCAAGAACGCACGCATCTGGCACGAGAACTACACCGGGCGCAACTATGGCACGCGCCAACTGCATCTCACCATTGAGATGACCGCCGGCGAGCTTTACGAACTGCCAGGCCCAGTGCAGTCGATCGACATGGTGATGGTTGACGGATGCTCTACAAGCGATTACAAGGCCTATGGAGCGAATGGAGCGCAAATATCGGTGTATCACTCCGCCATCTACGAGATATGGCTGACAAGCGGCTATTCTGCCGTTCCTGAAGACATCAAGAATGACATTCTCTCCATCACGGCGTATACATATCAGAACAGAGGCATCGACTTGAGCAATGAGGGTGCCAACCTCGTTGACTTCCCCATGATGGCGGCACAATACTACCGGAGGGTGGCGATATGAATTTTGAATTGAAAGGAGTTCAAGGAGTGGTTAACGCTCTTTCGGAGATAGAGAGTAAAGTCTCAAGGCAAGTAGCAAGAGAAATTGAAGCTGGTGCCAATAACATTGCTCGCGATGCAAAGAGGATGGCTCCTGCTAATTTTGGCGAAGTACGCAATAGCATTGGAGTCGAAAAGGTTACAAATTTTCAGTTTAGCATATTTGCAAATGCTTACCACGCACCGTATTTAGAGTTTGGCACAAGGGGGAAAGTTAAAGTGCCAACAGAGATGCAGAATGTTGCCGCAGAAATAAAAGCACGGCCGAAGCGTGGAACTTGGGACGATTTTGTCGACAATATCTTTGATTGGATACAACGCAAAAAAATTGCAGCAACTCAAATCGTGCAGATTAAAAGTGGCGCAAATAAAGGGCGATTTAGAAAAGCAAGCGGGTTGCAACAAGCCTTATATCAGCGGCAACTTGCTTTCTTAATTGCGAAAAGGATTTACAAAAATGGCATCAATCCGCAGCCGTTTATGTATCCTGCATTTGTAAAAAACAGAGCCAAGATTGTGGCAAGGATTGAAGAAGTAATAAATAGACCGCGATGAAAAACCCAGGCACATCACTCCGCAAGGCTTTTGCTGCCGCGCTGGCATCGCTGACCTACGATGGCAAAGCGGTGACCGTTTACTCGCAACTGCCCATTGTCACGCTGCCGGACAATTATGTGTACATCAACAGCATGACGCATGCCCAGGTTGGCAACAATCAAATCTTCATTCACGATTGCTCCATAACACTTGATGTTGTTAGCAAGCAATACAAGCAGCTCGACTACGATGTGACTGATGGCATTGCGGCAGAAGTGATGAACTCGATCACCACTTTCCCATATAGCACCATCACCGATGCCGACTTTCAATTCCTCGCGCCAACACTTGCATCCAGCAACTACCTTGTCGAGCAGGACGGCAGCGCATGGCTCGTTCGGAAATTGCTTACTTTTGATATGACATTAATTGAAAAATAAACAAGGACAATGGGACAAATACAAGGTTCGGTTCAGAACATTGAAATCGACACAGCCGGCGGCTCA